TCCTGCGTGATAATCTTAGTCTGTGTGATGCGGATGGTATCAGGCACGCACATCGCCTCAACCACGACCTTTCGGTCTATGTACTGAAGCTGAAGGCGAACCTTGTCTTGGTAAATCACGGTGTCCTTCATCACCTCCAACGTGTCTATGAGGTACTTTGGCTCCGTTACAATTACCGTGTCCCGAACAATCACAGATTCGAGGGTGGGTTGAGCAGTACGGCATCCACTAACTCCCGCAAGAATCGCAGCCGTCAGGATTGTCAATGTTACAGGTCGGTTGTTGAGCATTTTCTAATTCGTTGATGAAGTCCTCTAAAGAAGCCATTGAAATTTGGTTTTAACATTGAACGATGGGCAAGCCTTTGCCGCAAACTCATTGTGCCCGTGAAGGCTCATATATCCGTACTTTTCACGCAGAGCTTTAATCAAGTTGACCATCGCTACCTCTTGCGCTTCGTTTAAGGTGTCTTTCGCTTTGCCTGCTGCGTTTACTCCACCCACGTAAGCTATTCCTATGCTGTCGGCATTATGACCGCTTGTGTGCGCTCCTATTTGCTCAATGGGTCTACCCTCGTGTACCGAGCCATCCAAGTAGATGACGTAGTGGTAGCCGATGTCTTTCCATCCATTGCCCTGAACGTGCCATCTGCGGATGGTAGCTATGTCAAAATGTGCGCCTTCAGGAGTAGCGGTGCAATGCAGGATGATTCGTTTAAGGTCTCTCATTGTGCAGTATAATACTCAAAGGTGTGCGTTTTTGTATAGTTAATCGGACGTTATCCGAATTAGTGCTGCTTAATGCACATTGTTTCGTAACAAAAAACTATGCTGATTTGTTACGAGCGACCTTGACCAACGTAGCCCTTCTTGTAGTTCTTGCTCCGCTTGTTGCTGCTTGCACTCTTTGAATGCTTGCCTCGCTTCTTGCTCTTGCTGACGTGACTACTTGTCTCCTTTGCCATCTTTCGGGTCTTTTAAAAATAACAGGGCAAACGCTCCCATCAGGAACGCACCTACCTCGTTGAGCGAGGCCTTCTCAAAAAACACAAGAGCAAAGCAAAGGCCCACGATAAGCAGGCCTAATACTGTTGTCTTTGGGTCTTTCCAAATACGCTCTATAATCATTTTTGCTCCTTTAGCCAATCCCTGCGCCACTTCCATAAGGTGTAAGCAAGAGACGCAACCAGAACCATCAAGCCTAATACCTGATGAACGTAGCCAACGAGCAACCCTGCGCCTGTAAGCGACCACGAGGTAATAACGCTATCTGCGGATTCCTTTGTCATCTTTATTCAGCTACAGGTGGTACAGGAGGCTTGCAGTATTCCGCATCAGGATTCGCTACGCAGAACGCTTGAGCGTACTCGGTGTCCAACGTATACCCCATTGAAGAAACGCCAACGGGATTCGGCCACACGAGGTAGGCGTTGAAGTCAGCAAGAGGCTCACCAACCCAAACGATGTCAATGGAAACCTTTGTGTTCTGCTTTACGCATTGGCCTTCTTCATCCCATTCTTGACAAAGTTTGCCCAAGTCCACAAGAACCGACACGAGGTCGGGGTTCCAGTAGGTGTAGGTTTCTCCTTCGGGGTCGGTTCCCGTTTTCTCAATCTTCTTGCGAGCCGTTGCCCATTGCGTGGGCGTAAGTTCGTATTTCCTAAAGTGTTGCATCGTATGTTGATTTAGGCGGTTAAGGCAGCGAGGTCAGCGTTTGAAAGGCGGGTCGGGAATAGTAGGGCTTGGTATCTTGGGTTTACTACTTGAACTGTACCAGTGTCTTTGCCTAAGTACAAGGTATCACAAGTTGGCACGCTTCCCGAATTATCCGTTCCGATTTGCACGCCATTCACATACAAAACAAAGTCATTCGCTTTATATGCAGCAGCCACTTTCATTCTTCCAGATGTTTGGACTCCGCTTATAATAGTTACTTCAAATACTGAACTATACTTAGTATATAAATAAACTTTTTTATTAAACGAACTGCTACCATCTCCATAGTGGACGATTTTAATAAAATCTCCATTAGACGAATTCTTTAAATTTATTATATCATTGTCGCTACCTCCATTATTTAATTTATCAGCATCAAAATCATATTCAACAAACAAAGTCCCCTCCGTCTGCCCAATCAAAGAAGAAATGCCCGTTTTAGAAGCAGCATCCGCCCCCCTTGTCACCGCTGCTCCATAGGTGGGTATGTAGCTTGTGGGGTAGCTTCCTTCTTCCGTTTGGAATCCATATGCGTAAAAACCAGTAGTGTCATCTTCGTCAATATATACCCAACATTGTGCGCTTGTGCCCGGCATTGTGCTAACTATCCATATACGATACCAACCATCAGCGTAAGGTTCAATGCCATAATCATCGGGTGCGCTGATAAAATCATCTCCAGCAGTACCAGCAGTCAAATCAAACTTTTTACCCTCGCCACCTTGAGGGGAGTACATAATAACATTATTAGCGGTATGCGCTTTCAAGAATATAGAGTGAACAACACTTGCGCCACTTGCAACGCTTACGATAGGCGTTTGTAGTCTTGAATTACCGCTTGATGATGTGCGCTCAAGCAAAGCTGCATTTTGAACACCCTCTGGACTTAACGCAGCGTTATCAGTTGCCGTTTGAGCACTAAACGTGTACCAAGTATTAAAAAATTCACTCTGGATATTCTTATTCGTCCGCTGGGGTTCAAGCAACAAACGAGGACAAGAACTATTAAGGTAATCCAAACGGGGTACGTTAGCAACGGGGCCAACCGATACCGCTGCACTGGTGGTGGCGATGTAGTCGGTCATAATATCACCGACCTCTAACTGGGCCGCTTGGATTAGGATGTTGCCGCTTGTACCGCTTACATCACCATCGGCATCTGCTGGGAAAATTCTGAAGGCTGAACTCGTACCGATAAAAGTAACGGAACACCTATACCAGCCACCGCCTACGGCTTCAATACTTGATGAAGTGACGTTTGCGCCAACTTCACCAATAACTCCATTTTGTAAATCAAAATAAACTCCAGTTGCCGTAAGGCCCGAATTGTTCATCACAAACCAATTCAAAGTACCAGCCTTTGCATAGACACTTTGTGTCAGCAATCCCGTACCGCCAACAGTTTGACCTATGTTAGCGGCTACGGCCGACTTGCTTAACAGCCAAGCATTGTTCGTTCCATCGTAACCCGCTTGGCCGCTTGTTTCGGTTGTGTTAACATTAACCCAAGCAGCATTACTAAAGTCGTTTGAGTACGTCACCAAATTAGTCCGCACCTTCTCAATAAGCCCATCGGGGCCGACTCGGGTGGCGGTGTCGTTGCTGCGGGTGAAGGTGAGGTCGCCCGTGCCGTCTGTGGGCTTCACCGAGTAGACCTTGCTTGTCTTGTAGCCGCTTGGAATCATTACAAGCGAAGCATCATCAAAATAGCTCATTAGTTCAAAATAAATAGTTGGTCAATTAGGCATTCTTCGCCCTCAAGTGTTGCTCCGTCATCAGTCATTCGCTGAATGTAGGTATCAAAAATGTCGTAGTAGGTGTCCTCACCCAAGTCCTGCAAAGCAGCAACCAAGCAATCGTAGCCCTCTACAACGCCTCCGTCCGCCTCTACACGAGCAACATACGGAGTAGCAATGTCATTAGCAGGAGCAAAGCAAGGAGGTGCGCTCTCGTTTTGGATGGACAGAGTTGTCTCATCGGTTTGTCCAAACCAAGATGAGCAGTAGATAATTCCCCAAGAGATTAGATTCATTTCGTTTCCTTGTCTTTTAAGTAACTCTTGAGCTTGATGATATTGTCCTTCTTGGGTTCATAGGTCTTTTTAGAGAACCCAGCTCGCAAAGTTTGCGTCCGTATCGGGGTAGACATCAGCATTGTTGTTTTGATAGTATTCAGGGAATGTTGCTTGGTTGTAGCTCATATACGTAATGAAGCGGTCAGTATAATACTGCGCCAAATCACGAGCCTTGCCCACCAAGTAGTCAACCTCTAACTTGTCAGCCGTAGTAGAGTTCTCCGAGTTGTGCTTAAATACACCCCCGTTGCCCACCGTGTAAGCAGCAAACGGCAAATACTCCACCATTGCGTAGTGAATCAGCATCGGCTGCAAGTAGTCCGTAACAAGAGCCAAGTAGGGATTCGCCAACGTACCTGCAATGATGTCATTGCTGATTTTGTCGTACAGGCGTGTGCCTGTGTAGTTCTGAAGATGAATCTCCTGTGCAATCTTAATGAACTGAATGAACTTGTCCGTGTCCACGTTGCCGCCAATGGCGGTGTTGCGAACCAAGTCCTCTCTCTTAATCCAAAGTGCCGTTGCCATTATCTGCGTGGGTTTACAAATCCTTCATTCGGCATATCAACGGGGCGAGTAGCTACCTTCTTGTCGTTGGTCTCAAGCTCTACGCCTTCTTTACGTGCCTTGTTTACACTCACCTCTGCGTTTGGGTTTCCTACGTCAGGGGTTACGCCTTCGCCTTTTGCTAAATACGTCTTGCGCATCCAAAAGTGATGGCATCTTGCTCCGCCCTTGTACAACCAAATAGAGTACGTTGCGGCTCCGCCTTCTCCGAATCCTGCGTTGACGGCTTGGCTGCCCATACGCTCAATGTCCTCCTTGCGGTAGACCTTGCCTGCTGATACCATCTTCTTGCAGAACTCACGGCTATTGGCCTTCGTTGCTTCAGGAGCATAAGCGTAGCGAACCTTATAGCGTTTGCCTTCTTCAGTTACTCCGTCTTGGCTGCTCTTGGCGTTTGGGAATGCGCTGCCTGTTGATGCGAAAGCGTACTTGCTCAATGCTTGTTCTGCTTCGTAGTCTACTGGACGCTCATCTACAAGCTCCCATTCATCTTCGTTGATGATTTCGCCTAACTGCTCCAACTCCGTGAAGACCGCATCGAAATGCTCATCAGTAGGCTCTTGGCTTGAAAGCTTCACGCCAGTCTCCTCCTCACGGGTTTCGGCATCCATAGGCGTTACCACGTCCTCCGTGAACTCAAGCGGCTGAAGCGTCTTGAAGTACAGGTTGAGGTTGATGTCGTTGTAGTGCAGAATCATCTCCAATCCGTCAAGGATAGTTTCTTGCT